CGCCAGCAGTAAATTCAGCGAGAGCAGCTGACCAGGTAACGTCAAACGTATCGGTACAAAAAGCACAGGTTGCTGATATCCAAGCGTCTGCCGGGCTTAAGACAGCTCAAACGACTGAGAGCGGAGCTAAAGCTCAAGAAGCTCAATCACAAGCAGCGTTAAATGCAGTAATGGCTGATAAAGCCAGAGAGGAGACAAGTACTACTGCGGCTCATGCAAGTTATTTGCGTGCAACTGAAGCTCATGTAATGGAGTCTATTAAATTAATTGCTCCTCAGATCAAAGAAATGATTTCTCGGACTAATCTCAATGATTCATCAAAGCAAAAAGTACTCGGTGAGTTACCACTCATAGCGGCACAAGTTCCTAAAGTTAAAGCGGAAACAGAGGAGTCGCATCAGCGTCGCATTCTTGATAATGTTCGTATGCAGTTGGAAGCGTTAAAGCGAAATGAAGGTGTAGCGATGTCGAATTTTTTCGGTTCTGAGTATGGTAAAGCGTCTCCTTACATCAATTCTGGTGCTAAGGTTGCTAATGAGTTAGGCGGCTCTCTCTCGCCTTGGGCGTGGCTATTAAAAGGGAAAAAACCATGAGTTTACGTATTGTCGATTTGTATGATGTTGACCAGGTTTCAAACGATACTGCTTTGGATTGCCAAGATGAAACTCGCACACGGCAAGAATTCGCCGAAGAATGCGATATTAATACGATCATTGATCGGTTTGGTATTGGTGAAAATCCTATTGGTGATCATAAATGGGTCACGGATGTGGATATAGCTGATGCTCCTAGCGATTATCAATCGGTCATGAATCAATTAAACGAAGCTAGGGATCAATTTATGTCTCTTCCTGCTCGTATCCGTTCCCGCTTCAATAACTCGCCGCACGAGTTCGTTTCGTTCGTTTCAGACGCTGAAAACCTTCCTGAAATGGTTTCTATGGGTCTCGCGGTTAAACGCGAACCTGCACCGGATCCGGTGCCTGAACAGTCATCCTCTTGATGTAACTGTTCCCAGTGACAGATTCACTGGATTGTTTTAAGTTTTAAAAAGGTTGTTTTTGTTTAAGTTTTATGTTTTAATGTTTATACGCTAATGTTGGCGTATATATATGGGAGTTATCATGCAGCTAAGTAAAGAAGATCGGAATATTCTGCTAAGAGGTTTAATTACTGAGGAGGCGCGTCTTAAACGTGCTATCAATGCTGAATCGAATCAAAGCATCAAAGAGATTCTTGATGCTGATCGGCAAAAGGTAATAATGTTCCGTGGTCGTGTTTTCAATGAGGTGGCGGAATGAAACACGGTGTTTTCGCAGTGAGGGATACATGCATTGGCTCGTTTTTAATGCCGATGTTTTTCCTTAATAATGCCGGCGCTGTTCGTGCTCTCGGTGATGCAGTCAATAAGGCAAAAGAGGATAATAATTTTTATCAACATCCTGAGCACTATCAGCTGTATCGTATTGGTGACTTTGATGATGAAATCGGGATTGTGGTTTCACTTCCTGCCCCTGAGTTCATTGTTGATTGTCAATCGTTAGTTCGGGGGGTTCCCTAGTTTTATTAATCATCATTTTGGTGTAATGCCCCCGTTTGTTAAAGATGGTGAGTTGCATGATGTTTTTTGATTATGTAGTAACGGGTTGGCCTCGCGGCCTGAGCACTTCTCCCTCCCTGATATGCTTTATCATCAGGGAGGCGATAAGCGTAGCGCGTCAGTTAATTTAACAGGAGGTTATATGCGTAGATCGTTCGTTAATAAGCATAAGTCGGCTCGTAAGTTCCGCAGTCAAGTTGGTCGTACTAAGATCGCAAATATGCGTGGACCGATGCGTGGTGGTATTCGTTTCTGATTTGTGTGCACTACACCGCTTCCGGCTCGGCGGGTTAATGGTCAGATTGAGTTTTTAGGTCGTTCCGCCGAAGGCCGGTTTTTTAATAATGCTTTAGCTACTCTTCAGATTCCTTGTGGGCAATGTGTTGAGTGTCGTCTTAAGCGTTCGCGCGAGTGGGCTATTCGTTGCGTGCATGAAGCATCACTTCATGCTGATAATTGTTTTTTGACGTTGACCTATCGTGATAACGATAAGGCTATTTCTCTTAACTATGCCGATTTTCAATCGTTTATGAAAAGGCTTCGCGCTCGGTTCCCACGCGATAGGATTGGTTTTTTTGCCGCTGGTGAGTACGGTGAGACTAACCCTGCAACTGGTGAAAAGGACGGCGGCAAGTATCGCGCCCATTTTCACGCTATCTTGTTTAATTTTAATTTTCCTGATAGGGTGCCGTGTCGAATGTTGGGAAAGGCTGATCTTGAACGTTCTAATCTGTTGGATGAGTTGTGGCGCCATGGCGATTGTAAGATCGGCTCCATGTCGTTTGAATCTGCTGCGTATGTCGCACGCTATGCCATGAAAAAGATTAATGGCGATCTGTCGAAGGCTTGTTATACCTATATCACCGCTGACGGTGAGATGGTCGACCGCATACCTGAAATGCTTGTTATGTCTAAACGTCCGGCGATCGGCCGAAGATGGTTTGATAAGTTTGGACGTCATGCTTATGCCTCCGATAGTGTGATTGCTCGTGGTGTGGAGATGCAGCCTCCACGTTACTATGACAAATTGCTCCCACCAGTAGTACGTCAGATGGTCCAGGCGGAGCGTGAGTCGAAGAGTGCTCCACATTTGAAAGACCATACAGATAAAAGAAATGCTGTTCGTGATGTTGTTGTTAAGGCGAAGTTAAATCAATATAACCGTGATTAAAAGGGGTCAATTATGTCGATGAATTATCGTAATAGGTCAGTTAATGCACATGATTTCGCAATGGTACCACGTGCTTCAATTCCACGTTCGAGTTTTAAGATGGAAAAAGGATATAAAACAACGTTTGATGCTGGTTATTTAATACCATTTCATTTACAAGAGGTTTTACCGGGTGATTCGTTTTCCGTTGATGCCGCTTGTTTTGCTCGTATGGCTACGCCGTTATATCCGATTATGGATAATTTACATTTGGACACGTTTTGGTTTTTCGTGCCTAATCGGTTGGTTTGGATAAATTGGGTAAAATTTCAGGGAGAACAAGATAATCCCGGGGATTCCATTTCGTATTCAGTTCCGCAGCAGTCAAGTCCTACGACGGGCTATGTTTTGAATACGTTGCAAGATTATTTAGGATTACCAACGGTGGGTACTCCTGCGATAACAGCCGCTGTTTCTCATTCAGCTCTACCGTTACGTGGTTATAATCTTATTTTCAATCAGTGGTTTAGAGATGAAAATTTGCAAAATTCGGTCAAAGTCGACAAAGGTGATGGTCCCGATACTTATTCGGATTATGTATTGTTAAGACGCGGTAAGCGTCATGATTATTTTACGTCGTGCCTTCCTTGGCCTCAAAAGGGCAACACGTCAGTTTCGTTACCTTTAGGAACATCGGCACCCGTTTTCGGAACTGGTATTAATTTATCTCTGAATGACGGTACTACTGCTGGCGGCCTGTTCATGAATGCTTCCAACCAGCTAACTGCGATGAATGTACCTGGCGTTGCTCCGGGTACTGCTATTTCGGGATCCCTACTTGGATTAAGTCGTGCTGTTGGAGTTCCCACATCCGCACAAGGTTCGTCCGGTTTATATGCGGATCTGTCGGCCGCTACTGCTGCCACTATTAACCAATTGCGACAAGCTTTCCAAACTCAGCGTTTATTAGAAAGGGATGCTCGTGGAGGCACACGTTATACAGAAATCTTACGTTCTCACTTTGGGGTTGTTTCTCCCGACGCACGTTTACAACGGCCGGAATATCTCGGTGGTAACTCCACGACTGTTCAGACTCGTGCTATCCCTCAGACATCGGCGGCTGGTCTTACAGGTGGTAATACACCGCTCGCGCAGTTGGGCGCGACTGCTCAAGTCGTTGCGCATACGGGTTTCAAGCAGAGTTTTGTAGAACATGGTTATGTTTTCGGCATTCTTAGCGTTCGTGCGGATTTGACATATCAACAAGGTTTAGCGCGTCATTGGTCACGTCTCACGCGTTATGATTTTTATATGCCAGTGTTTGCGATGTTAGGTGAACAGAGCGTCCTGAATAAAGAAATTTATTGCACTGGTGCAGCTGCGGACTCAACTGTTTTTGGATACCAAGAACGTTGGGCAGAATATCGTTATATGCCGTCGCAAATAACAGGTCTATTTAGATCCACTGCATCCGGTACACTTGATGGTTGGCATCTAGCCCAGAAATTTACGTCGGCACCTACACTTAATACAACATTTATTCAAGATACACCGCCCGTAGATCGTGTTCTCGCGGTTTCGTCGCAGACTGGTAAGCAATTCCTGCTCGATGTTTTTTTGCGCGTTCGTGCGGCTCGTCCGTTACCGATGTATTCTGTCCCTGGCCTAATCGACCATTTTTAATCATGGCGCTACTAGATGGAATACTTAGTTTCATCGGTGGGTCGATGGCTCAACATTCGAATGAAGATATAGTCGACCAAAACCGTGATTTTCAGAAAGCTATGTCCGATACGTCATATCAACGTGGCGTTAAGGATTTGGCTGCGGCTGGATTAAATCCGATGCTCGCATACATGCATGGCAGTGCCAGCACACCGGCCGGATCAACGGCGAATATTCAAGACGCTATTACGCCAGCAGTAAATTCAGCGAGAGCAGCTGACCAGGTAACGTCAAACGTATCGGTACAAAAAGCACAGGTTGCTGATATCCGAATAAGTATCGGGACCATCACCTTTGTCGACTTTGACCGAATTTTGCAAATTTTCATCTCTAAACCACTGAT